TATGCGCCGCCGGTTTCTTCTGGGTCTATTCCGTTCCATAAAGTAGGCTGGGCCATTAGTGGCTACCTCCGTAGTTTGTGGATTCGGTGTCGTCCCCCGTTGGTATAAGAAACATTCGACAGAGAAACTCTTTTAATGCGTAACTAGTCGCCTTGCCTAACCCCTTATCTCCGTTGTCGAGAGCCTGAGCGACCATTTCGGTTTCGATCCATTCCCCCGAAACGTGCATTATGCGGAACCGGTAGCGCGCATAGTCTTTACGCCATTTATCGTTCCAAGATTCCGACTTCGTTTCGGTCATCGCAGGAATAAGTATCAGCCCGTTGCGAGCCATAGGCCCGGAACATGCGTTTACTACGTCGTCAATAGTTCGGAAACTATACGAGCCCATTTGTTGGGCGGCTTTGCCGGATTTCCCGACAGGCCCAATTTCTAGAGCAGCAGCGTTTAACGCTTTCACTATCTCGCCGCTGTTTTCGGATACGGCTATCCATTCATATTCACTAGGCATAACAGACAGAGAACCAAACTATTCTCGTTACGTCAAGGATTATTGCATTCCAACGCCCGTTGTGACACCTCAAAAACTGACCATTGTTCCTCTGTCCAGCTTCTCACGCTCGGATCGTTCAAAGATTCCAATAACGCTACGCAGGCTTCTTCAGTGACTGGGGCTGTTGGCTCTGGGTCGCTGTTAGGCCAGAACGCCCAAATTCCAATACCAGCGGCAACGAGCGCACCGATAATAGCTTTAACGTTCTTAAGTATGTGTTCGATCGAGTCTCGCCAGACATCGGAACGTTCCGCTATGTCTTCTATAGTCACTTGTCGAAAAGGTCGGGTGTCCCAGCTCCGAGCTTCGACGCTACAGCGGACTTAACGACCGATAAAGCGGCGCCTATCGCTGCCGCTACTGCCATTTCTTGTGTCTCTACGTTAATGTCCATGAGCTGATCAGCGCCCATAATCCCTAAATAGGATTGGACGCCAGTTAATACTGCTCGCTCGACAAGGTTTTTATAAAACATCACCTGGCCACTCCTTTAAGATCGGCCTTTTTTGTTTCTCTACTAGTTTGGCATGGGTCAACGGTCCACAAACGCCGTCTTGTGTTAAAGGTGGTCTGCATTTGCTCTGGAATCGTTTTACGTTTAATTCTGTGATAGGGCCATAATGTCCGTCGGCTGTGATACCCAAAACCTTTTGTATGCCTGCAACGTCGGGACCAACGTCGCCTCTTCGTAGGGTTCGGATTTTTTGAGGGGGGAGGGGTTCGGCCTGCTCCGGTATGTCAAAATCGCCAGTAGTAACCGCATCATGCACAAGTTTTCGCCAGTTAATCCTTAATGAGGGATCAATTTTACGTTTAGTCCATTCACGGTGCATAAGAATTCTTGTTAAAGGGTTCCAATCGTGCAAAACACAAAGCACTGCGCACGCTTTAACCGTCGAGTCGATCAATTCCGGCGCCCAACGCTCCCCAAGACCATCATTTTCGCATTCAAACCCGACAAAGTGTTTATTACCTGACCGATACGCCCCCGGTTTCGGTGCGTCGTACAGTCCTTGACCGTGGTCGGGCGGCTCAATGTCCGCTAAGAGTTGTTCTATACGGTTAGCCATACCTCGTCCGGCATGGTTGCAGCGACCGGCGGCATTTAGCACAATGTCGCCGTTTCTCCCTACTGTAAATTGAGATAAGGGACCTTTAAGGTCTTTCCGGCCTTTAAGAATAAGCTGCTTACAGGGCATATTTCCCGAATTGGCGTTAGACGCCGTGTGATGCAACATAATTCCAACAGGCTCAAACGAATAAGAGCTAGCGGCCCGTGTCTGCCACCCATCCACAGCTTCTACGTTTAGCCCAGCGGCTTTTAACACTACAGCCCACTGATTAATCATTTTCTAAGCGTTCCCAAGTTTGAGTTTGTTCGGACCAAATGTAGGAGTTGCCGTCGTCTGGATGAGCCGTAGGTGCTTGCCACTCATAATTTTCATCAAGAGACCATGACGGGAACGGCTGAGGCACAACAAAAACGTCAGCTTCTAAGTCGTAGGTGTAACCGATGCCTGCATATTGTTTTCTAAAATTGTTGTTGTAAGACGTTTGAACCCAGGTCCCGCCTAGAAGGTTCTTGCAAAAGGCAACGCCGATGGCTTCGACTTCGTTTCCTTCTTCGTCTGCGGTGTCTTCATTAGCGACGACAATTACCCTGAGAACAACGTTGTTTTCGTCTAATTCTGCGAAGTGTGCCACGGTTGGTCCTTATGCGATTAAATAGCGGATAATTACAACGCCTGAGCCGCCAGAAGCTCCAAACCTCGAGGCTCGCCCAGACCCATTGTCTGCACCGCCGCCACCGCCGCCGCCGCTGTTGGTTGTGCCTGAGGTGGGGTTCGTGTTAGATCCGCCCGACCCACCAGCACCGCCGCCACCGTTGCCGCCTGCCGCTGTGCCGTCGCCGTAACTACCCCCGCCGCCGCCTCCGCCGTAAAAAGTGCCAAGGCTTTTCCAGTTAAGCCCAACACCTCCCGGCCCACCGGGATATTGGCTCGGGGTTGCACTGCCGTTCGTACCTGCTGCGCCTTTACCGCCGCCGCCGCCACCAGATCTGTCCGCACCGTTGCCGCCGTTGTTACCTCCAGCCCCTGAGGCTTGGGTGCCGCCACCGGAGCCATCAATTCCATATTCAGCGTCCCCAGCGCCACCGCCACCCGAACCGCCGGTACGTCCGTTAGCGCTGTAATAGCCGCCACCACCGCCGCCACCGTAAACAAGTAGCGTCGGACTAAATGTTGTGGTTGTGTTGCTGCCATTGTCGCCATTAGAAGTGCTGTTAGTGCCCCCGCCCGCTCCGATAGTAATTGTGTAACTGGTGGTGGTTACGTTGCTAAGCGCTGAGTCTAAAACGCCGCCTGCACCGCCCGCCCCACCCGCATTTGCCACGGCGTAAGCTGCACCGCCGCCACCGCCGCCTCCTGCGACCGTCAGAACATCCATAGCCCCGCCGCCTTCCCCAAGAGAGGTAACGGTAAAAGTGCCAGTGCTGGTAAATGTGTGGTACTTGTAATTCCCAACGGTGGTAATTGTTCCACCTGTCGCCACTGGTGCTGCAAATCCGCCCTGCGCTGCCAAAACCCCGTGGTCTACCGGACGAATAGCCACTACTTTAAAGCTCCTATAAGGGACCAAACATCCGTAGCGGTTTTAATGCACGTCGCAGCCGCATATTGGCCGTCTATTTCCTTGTTGCTGTCTTTAGATTGGATCGTTACGCCCGAGCCTTGCGCCAGCGTTGCGTTAGCCGAGCCGATATTTTGAACAATAATTTGAGTACCGATAGCGAAAGCCACCGACGAGTTAGGCGGTATCGTGATTGTCTGCGCCGAGCCATTCGACGACGTAACAAGTTTGCCGGCATCGGCGGCAACAAACGTGTAGGTGGTGCCGGTCTGAGCGTTTATTTGTAACGGCGCTACTAAACCACCGGACACCGTCAGGCTGTCAGTGATAGATACGTCGCCGTCGGCTACTTCTAACGAATTCTGTCCATTTGTTCCGGTTATAACTAGTTTCTCTTCTGAGGCGTCCCATAGCATCGTATCGCCTGCGGTAGAGCTGTAAAAAGTCACGTCTACGCCGGAACCGTCTGAGCCCATAGATACCGCAGCGTCGATCGCTAGCGCCACAGTGGGAACCGGCCCAGTTCCCGAAGTAACGTCAATGTTTGTTCCGGCGTTTACGGCGGTAATGTCCCCAATACCGCTCCAGCTAGAACCGTCGTAATACTCGATAGCATTTGTGTCTTTTAGATAACAGACCATGCCTTCTGAGGGCGAGCTGATAGAACTGTTTCGTGCTGTTGCGCTATCAAAAACGTTTACCGTGGAATCTCCAACTATGTTCATGGCGGCTGATGTTAAAACCTGCCCTGTCGTCCACTGCTGATAAGCCATATCAGAATCCTAAACTGTTGTGGTCTAACCGCCCTAAGGTGGCGTCGTCCAATATTAAATAACTAGTTGTATCTCTTGGCGTCATCCCTAGCGTAACTCTCCACGTTTCCCCAACGGTGTAAAGGTGCCCGATTTGCTGCAACGTGCCTACTGTAGATTGTTGAGATACACCTGGCGGCGTAAATTCAACCGTAACAGCGTCGGCTAGTTCTAACTGGGCAATCGTGTTTTGTGTCCCGCCCGTTTGGGTATCTAAAACAGCGGTAAGACTGTTAATTCTTACCTCAGTTGACGCTGTTTGCACCATAAGAAAATCCAAGATGTTAGATACGGTGGCGTCGTCGAGTACCAAAACCTCTCCAACTGGTAAAAGACGTATTCCGTAGGAATCTTGGCTATCAGTGTCGTTTGCCGTAACTGCTGCGGCGCCGGTCCGGTTAGCGGTAAGCCGGTTAAACAGCTCTGCGCTAACTAAAGTGCGCCCGATTTCTTGGTAAGGAACGTCGGAACCGTCGTCGCTAAAGGTGATTGTAGAACCAGACGTTAAAGGGCCATAACGGTTTTCAAACGTCATAACCCCCGAACGGTTGACATAGAGGTAGCCTTGTTCGCTGTTAGTTACTTTCTGTAAATACTGAACGGCGTTTATGTCTGCCGACAAAGTTTCCGCCGCTACTGTCGAATCGCCGGCGCTAATACTCGTCGCTCCTGCGTAATCGATGTTGGCGTTAGTTAAAACAGCGGTAACTCTTGGGCCGGTTGTTTGTTCACTAAACGACGTACCGCTAGTTAAAGACCTTAGCCCAAGTTCGCTCGACTGATCTTCGGCTACAACCGTGACCCACGCATCCCCAGCCGTGTCGTAACCTAAATTTATATCCTCAACGAGCCCGGAAAAAATCAGATGTCCGTTGCATTTGATCGTTACTGTTCGGCCTGTCGTAATGCCAGGGTAATAGATTGAGGAACTGTTTAACGGGTCTAAAGCTCCGTCAATGTTACGAAATAACAGACGTGCTTTACCCGGGCTAAAAGGTAACGTCCAATCTTCACGGCCTCGCCTAGTTGTAAACGATACGCAACGGTCCGTAAGGTCCGCCATGACTTCTGTTCCGCCTAACACGAAATCGGCACTGTCAAGCTTGCCCGCTAGCGCATCGTCCAAAGTAAAAGCGTTATCAAACGCTGGACCAATAAACCCAATCTCTACGGTAGGCGTAGGCGTTGCCATCAATAAAACCCAATATCAACCGGCGCCGGTCCGCTTGACCTGTTGTAACGCCGGAAACCGCTTATAAGTCCTTCGGGGTCGGAATTAGGGGCGGTAACGTTAATGTTATTAATTACAGTTGGCGTTGCTGAAGCCATGCCACCCGGCATTGGCAAAACCGCATTCGTAGACGGTGCCACGGGATTGAACCCGGCGTTGCTAGACCTTGGCGGCCCAAACGCAGAAGTATCAGGAACACCAATTAACCCCACCTGCGGGATATCAATCAGCGGCAAACGGTTTATTTGCCTAATTAAAAAGTTGATAGCGGAAATAAACTCGTTAGCAATACCGTCTAAAACGTTCTTAAATTGGGTAAGTAAGGCGTCAAAAGCGCCACGGGCGAGAGATTTAACCCGGCTAGGTATGGCTTTAACGAAATCTAGTATTGCGTCTAAACCGATCTTTATACCGTTTTTTACTTCTTCGATGTCAAAGAAACGGGCTATAGCGTCTTTAATGCCCCTTAGCGGTGCAAGTATCGTCCGCCCGGTAGCCCACATAATGTCCACAATTGCGTCCATAGCGGCTTCAAAGTCGCCTTTAAATACGGCACGTAGGAAATCTATAACGCCTCTAAATACGTCTATTAGGTTTTCTATTCCCTTTCGTATTCCTTCAATAATTGGCGTAACAACCGTTTGTACGTCCTCAAAAACCCGAGTTACCACATAGCGGAACGTTTCGGATTCTTGCCAAAAGTACGCTATAGCGGTCACAGCGGCACCGAATAGGGCGATTAGTCCGCCAACGCTAAAGATAATGCCGCCCAGAGCGACTACGGCGGCGCCTATCGCCCCGACAAGCACGACCCCGACAGCAGCGGCGAGCCCCATAATAAACGGCTTAGGGTTCGTTCTAATAAATTCGACGATCTTTCTAATTATTGGCTCGACGGCGTCCCGAACATCGTGAAACGCTTTTTGTAGTTTTGGCATCCATTGTTCGCCCAGCTCGCGCACCCGGTCGCGAAGCTGTTCCATTTGAGGCGCCCAACGCTCCCCCAGCGCTATTAAACTTGCTACGCCCTCGGCCAGTTTTGCCGCTACCGGTAACAACGCCGTACCTATGGTAATTCCCACGTTTTTTAATCGAGCTTGCAAAATCCGTTGCTGGTTGGCAAGTCCGCCAGAAGTTTTAGCGAAGTCCCCTAAAGCGCCTTGACTGCCCAGCCCTTCCATAATGAGCGCTTGACGTGCCAGAATCTTGTTACCTTCGGACACCTCCCCGTTTAGATCGCCTAAACCCATTTCCAACGCTTTAGCTTCAACTTGTGCGGCGTTAATAAGAATGCCGATTGATTGCAACGGTTCAGAACTGCCACGTAGCCCAGCCGAAAGCTTTTCAATGGCTTCGCCCGTTGTCAGGTTGTTAAAGCTTGCCACGTCTGCCGCGGTTGTTACGAGACTGTCCGCAAAAGTGCTTAAATCGTCCCCGGATAGGTTGGCAGCTTTACCGAATACGCCGAAACCTGAGGCGGCGTCTAGAAACTCTGCTTTCGATAATCCAACGGCGGTAGCTGCTTTATCTGCGGCAGCGATTATTCCTTCAGAAGCGTCTAAAAATATGGCTTGTGTCTTCGACATCGACTCGTCAAAGTCGCTTGCCAGGTCTACTGCCTTAGCTCCCAGACCTACAGCAGCGACGCTAATTCCGGCTGTCATTTTCGCAAAAGACGCCGCTACTTTTTTTGTTGCGTTGGCTGTTGACTTAGAAAAGTTGTTTAACGACTTAGTGGCGTTTTTAGTGGCTTTGCGTAAACCGGAGGCGTCGCCCCCAATCAACATAGATATTGACGCTTTTTTACCTGCCACGGTTCGCCGCCTCTATTGCGTCGTCCAGTATTTCTTCTAACTCGTCTTCATAGTAATCCACAACGTTTCTAAATTGGATGTCTGCGGCTTTATAGATAAACGGCTGAGGTGTTCGCCGAGTTTGCGCTCGACGCATCAAACGATCCGTAAACGTGACCGGATCACCAAAAAGGACACGACCCACGTAAGGAATCTTTTTACGTCCTACCCGAACCACGCCGCCTTTTGTGGTGCCGCTGGTCCTAATGTCGTTGCGAAGCCGTCCGCTTCGTACCGGCGCTTGTCTGCGTGCTTCGTCGGCCACAATGTCGGCGGCGCCCTTATGGATGTCCTTGAACCGTTTCTTAAAATCGGCGTCAATGCGACCCATGAGGCGTTGGGCTTGTTTTAATCCCTTTATCTCTATTGTGGTTAATCTACCGATATTTCGTTTTGCCACGGCTTTGGGCCTGCCTCGCTGCTTTTTCTTCGGCTTTAACTTTCTCGTTCCATGCAGTTAGTAGCCCCATGAGTGCTAAAGAATCGGCGTTTAATAAAACATCCAAGGGTTGTCCGGTGTTAAGAGCTAGCACCCCTAACTGATAGGCGTAGCTTCGTCGGCTAAAGGGGTTTCATCGGCCTCAAATTCCACCGTATATCCGGCGTCAAGCCATTGATCGAAGTCTAAACCGTCGTGCTGTTTAACACGGCGTGCCGCTTCATATCCGAGCCAGTAAATATATTCCAGTCGTGGGCTTTCGCCCATTTCTAAAATAGATACGTTAAATTTTCGCTCGAACGCTATAAATAGCGCCCCTGTGCCGTCGTATTTCCGGACAACGCCTTGGTTGTCTACGACTTGGATTTGTGCCCGCAGCATCATTTACTCCTATGGTTAGCTTGTGGCTTGTACGACTGCGCCGGTTATTGGCCACGAAACCGAAGCGGTGGCGAGTTCACCCACTGTTCCGTTAATCGACGGCCATTCGGTTACTAGAGCGCTAAACGTCCACTGGGGGTTCGTTGTCGCTGTTGCCGCCGCCGAGTTCTTGACTACAACGGTTGTGACTGTCCCAAGTAGCGGACGTACCGTGGCTTGCACATCAGAGGCCGCTAGATCCTGATTAAACTCAAGATCAATAGTGCCCGATTTGAGGCCGCCGATCATGGTTCTATTGTCATCGCCCATCGCTGTAGTTTCGAGCTGGTCAGCTTCCTCACTAAACGTTATAGACGTTACGTGGTCGCTAAGATCAACACTGTTAATGGTGACCGAAGCGTTATTTAACATAAATGCGGCCATTAGTTATCATCCTTTTTGCTTGTGGCCCGACTAGCGGCCAAGTGACCGCCCTCTACTAGAGCGTCAATATTTACGCCTAGTTTATTGAGGTCTTTCTCTGTGACTGTTTCGCCTATCTTCCCAAAAGTCACGTTCCCGGCTTTTATCTTGTAGTCGCTCATACGGCGTAAACCTCTAAATCTAATCTCATACCCATGAATTCTCCTTCTCCGACAACTATTTGTCCATAGTCCGCAACTCTGATTACCCGAGCGTCGGAAGCTGTACCGCCTAGCGTAGTGTCTCCGGCGATTGCGTTATAGACACTTGCCGTACCCGAAACGTAGCCGTCGAGTTTGTCTTGGGCTGTTTCTGCGTAAAAGCGTTGCGCTAATACCAGAATCTCAAAATTAAACCGCTGTAGCTGGCTTGCATTTGTGGAAGCTCCCATCGAAACGTTGTATTCCACGGGAGGACTGCCAGGTATCACGACCGCCGCCGGAGGTACAAGACGATCGGGAACTGTGTCGAATACGACAATCAGCCCGGAGAGCGTTTCTAGACGGGTTTGTATTCCGTCTTTAATAGCGGCGTAATCGGCCACTATGCGACGCCTATTCGCCTATAACCCGATAAGAGCCGCTGAATGTCAGGGTCTATTCTAGATACCCGGATTGGCCCAAAGTCGTTTACAACGCCAGCCATAACGCCTAAAGGACTGCTGCGGCGCTGAAACAGGCGAGCCGACAAAATCAAGGCCGCTTGTGCTACCGCTGAAGGAACAGAAGTCTGGTAGCCCCATTTCGCCGTTACCTGAACCGTGGGGCGGTCGCTTGTGTAACGAGGAAACGGGCCGGAAACCGAACGAATACAGTTAAACGGCGCCGAATTACCTACGACAATAAAGTCGCTGGTAATGGTAAGCGTCGTGTCGTATGTGCCGTTGTTACTGTCGTCCTGTTTAACTACCAGAGAAGTGGTCGTGTAGAAGTCGTCCGTATACACCAGCACGTTACTTGACGGCTGATAAACCCGCGCCGTGGCGCTGCCGTCCGCTACAAACGTCCTACCACAAAAGTTGTTTATCTCGTCTTCTGCGGCGTCTATAGCGTCCTCGATGTAGGCGTCTTCCGACGTTGTACCGGAAGGAATACCCAAAGAGGCTTTAACAAGTGCGGTGCTGGTGTAATTCGGCATTACTTCTTAGCTGCGGTTTTTTTGGCCGGAGCTTTCTTTTTTGCTGGGGCTTTTTCGGCCACGTCGCCGGGTTTTTGAACCCTGCTAGCTGCCTGCTTTTCCCATAAATCGTCGTG